GTGTCCTGCGGGGTGAACCGGATACCGCCTTCGTCCGTCGGGATGACGACGTTGCCGACCATTCCCGCGAACGTGCGCGCACCCATGCGCTCGGTAATGCTCTCGGATGCAATCTCCGGGATCAGGCTATCCGTCAGCGCGGTGAACGGCACGAGCGCCGCAGCGTCCGCGTCGTTCGTCATCGCGTACTGCCGAGACGCTTCCGACTCTTCGTCGAAGTCGCGCAGCGTGATCTGCGACCGATAATAAGAGGAAGCCGCAAGCCGGAACGCTCGCGTAAGCTGTAACTGTGTCATGTGGCGATCTGCCGGAGTGCGGCTTCCATTTCTCGGTCCAGCGCAGCGAAGTACGCAGGTGCAGCAAGCTCCGCGTCGGACTCGACCCGACGCATGAGCAGCCGCTTGATTTCGCTCAGCTCTGCGCCTTGCGCGTCCAGGCGCGCGGCGATCGAGCCTTCAAGCGCGCTGATCCGCAGCGTCGAGGACAGCGCGATATCTCGCTCGTGCGTGCGCAGGATCTCGCGCTCGGTCTGCGGGCTCGATCGCTCGATGTACTCGGCGTCGGCTGCCGTGATGTGACCGGCCTCGACGCTCATCTTGAGCGCGCCGGGCTGCGCACCGACCGAGACCAAGCTGATCTCGTGAAGCTCGTTTTCGAGCAGTTCGACCCCGTACTTGCCCAGGCCCAGGCGACCGCGCTCTTCATCGTTTGCGGGCTTGCGGCTTTTCAGATTCAAAAAGCCGGGCGAGACCGCCCTCAGCACGTCCGCACGGGCCAGCCGGTCAATGCGCGCAATGTCCTCGCTCGCTTCGGAAGCCAAGCGAACCGCGCCCGTGGTGACCTTGCCACCATCGAGCATCTCGGTGCGGATGTCCGTCCACGTGCCAATCGGCTGGTCGTAGTCATGACCCCAAAGCGCGATGGGGTTGCGGCGGAAGTTCTCTAGCTTCCATCCGTCTTGCCGCACGATGTCCCCGTAGCGGTTGACCCGCTCGTCGGAGATCACGAACCGCAGCAACCCGCCTTCGGGCTGGACGCTATACGCGACGGACCGACGCATCGGCAGCACGCGCGCGGACGCCGCCATCTGCTCATCGATCGTCTCGATCTGAGACGGCGTCGCGATATCCGCGGCGAACAGGCGCACCAGGCGCAGTCGATCGCTTGCTTCGAGCTTCATTCTTCTCCCTCGTCAAAGACCCCGACAACGGTGCACCGGCAGTTGATGACCTCGCCCGCGTCGCCCTGCGGATCGTTCGGCCAGCGCAGCCCGTTGGAGAACTGCGCGCCAATCTCGACGATCTGCCCATCGAGCGGCGCGTGCGTGTCGCGAACGTTCTCGTCGCGGCTGGTGACCCACTCGTGCCGTTTGAGCCCGATCAGCCGCATCTCGGTCACGCGCGAGAAGTTCGCGACCGCGCCAGCTTCGGTCTGTGCGATCGTCATCGCGCGCGCGTCGATCTGCTGCGAGGTCGCCTGAACCATCGTCTTGATCCGCGCCAACTGAGCGCGCAACCCGACCGCAACCGATGAGACCGTGTAGCTTTCCGCGACCAGCGCCTCCGCGATCTGCCGGCGCGTGAAGCGGGCAAGCGTGCTCATCGTGCCTTCGGTGACCTTGATCGCCTTCGTTCCGAGGAACGCGGCGGCCGCGGGCGACTGAGCCGTGAACAGCGCGGCCGACTTGCCCAGACGGCGCGCGATCGTCCGCGCTTGAACGTCGAGGATCTTCGCCATGGTTGCGGCGAACGGCTGCTTGAGCGCGTCCGCAAAGCCGATGTCGGACGGCATCAGATCCGCAAGCGCGGCCATCATCGCTTCGACGTCTGCCTTGCTCTGCGCTTTGAGGGTCCCGCTCAGGCCATCGCCCGCTGCGATGTCTTCGACGCGCTTACTCACCGCACGCAGGTACGCTCGTTGAGCCCCCGCGAAGAGCGTTTGCAGCTCGTTGTCCTGCGCACGCGTCGCGGCGGCGTACTCGTGCCACGCAACCGCGCGCCGGTCGTCCTGCATGTCGAGCCGCATGCGCCGATGCACCGCGGGCGCACTCTGCTCGAACGGGAAAGCGGGCAACGAGGGCGGCAACGGCTTGATGTCCGCATCCGCGATGTCGTCCTCGATGTTTTCCAGCCGTGCAGCCGCTTGGACCGTGAGTCCCATATCGACCCACGTCTTGACGCGCGCGACCTGCGCATCGCGACTAGCTCGCAGCGCCGTCATGCCGGATGAGTCGAAGCCGATGACGATGCCGCGACCCGGTGCCGCAACGTCGACTAGCTGCGACTGGATCTGTTCTTCGACGTCGTGAGCCGCCGGGATGATCGTCTGCTCCAGCGCGACCGCGATAGCCTCTTGGGCCGTTGCGCGGTTGATGTCTTCCACGAACCCGAGGACGACGCGGTTCAATCCGAACGCGGCAATAATCGCGTCGCGGTTCCACACGCGGCCTTCCATGAACGCCATTTCAACGGGTGTGAAGGCCTCGTTGACCGGTTTCAATCCTTGCGTGAGGATCAGCGTTCCGCCTTCCCTGAGCTTCTCGTCGGATACCTCCTTCGCTTGCCTGCCTTGGTCCGGCGTCAGCATCTGATCCGAAGACAGCACAATCGACGGCTGCCCGCCGTTGTTCACCAGCGCATCCGTCATGCGGTCGAGCTGGTAATCCTGATCGGCTTGGCGCAGCGTGATGTGGGCCAGCCCCAAACCGCGCACCGGGTCGTAGGGGTTGAATTCGGACAGCCGCACGATCTGCTGCGGGGAGAACTCCATCGTCGCGTCGCCGGTGTACCGGTACCGCTCCACGACGCCAGATCTGGAGTTGATCTCGGCTTGGACCTGCGAGCCGCGGATCGGCATCAGGTGCGCCGGGATGGGGTCGGCGGTCGGCAGGTACCGCTCGTCGAGTTTGGCCCAGAAGCATTCGCCGTCGAGCAACCGATAGATCTCGGTTGCTTTGAGGAACAGCCGCGAACCCATCACTGGATTGGGGCGCGCGAGCAGATCGAGAATCGGGTGCGACTGGAGCTTGGTCGCGTAGTCGGAGCGATCCGTCCACAGCGCGAGCGGCATGTCCGAGAGCAGCTCGGCGCGTTTGCGGATGCAAAGGTGAACGAGCCAGTGCTGCGTGTACGGTTGCTCGATTGCGTCGCTGCCGCGCAGGCGAAGGCGGGCAATCGCTAGCGTGCCGCCGTGCCAGCTCTCAGCCATCCCGGGGATAGCGAGGTTGTGCATGGCCACGCCGCCAGCCCCTGCCAGAGGCCCGGTGCCGTACGCTCCGAGCGCCATCCCGCCGCGGGTGACCGTCTTTGCGGCCGCGCGCACGCTGGCTGCGGCCTCAGTGATGAATCGAGCACCGTTCACTCCCGGTGACCCGATAGGAGCGCGGCAGAGCGATCAAGCCGACCGCGGGCGCAGTTTCATTCGGGGGACAGTGCCCCTGTGGGTCAGAACACGACCGGGCCAATGGCCCCCAGGCGGCTCAGCGCGTACCGGAGGCTGTCCGGCCCGTGCGATGCGCGGTGCTCGGGCATCTCGCGCGCCTCGCCTTTGATCCGCCGCCACTCATAGGACTCGATCTCCCCAATCAGCGAGCGCATTAGGCCGCCAGGCGGAGGCGGCGTGCGCATGCTCTCGCGGGATGATGCGCACGCGGAGGCCAAGGTCAGCCGCGGGAAGATCTCGCCGAGCGGCACGCCGAGCGCAGACCGCACGCGCTCGATGCCCGGGATCACCGAGTTGTCGGCGTCCATGACCGGGAGGTTGGCGCCGATCATGTCCACCTTGAGTTGCGCTGCGCTGGGGTCCACGACGCACACGGCGAACGTCCGCATGTGCGGAGCGATCAGCTCACGCACCAGCGTGATCTTGCTAGCGACCGTCAGCTCATGCGCGTACCAGGAGCGCTCCACGTGGATCCGGCCGCGCCCGTCGACGTGAACCAGTGTCGCAACAAACGGATCCGCCACGCCGTCGTCGATCCCCACGACGGTCATCTCCCATGGCCCTTCTCGGTCCTGCATGTGGATCGCGCGGTCCCAGTTGTCGAGCACGAGCCCCTCCGCGCCGACCCACTGCCCGAGCACCAGCCGCCGGTAGTTGGTCGGGCTCATCTGGCGTTGCAGCCGCGCGATGTAGTCCGCCCCGATGTGCGGGTTGTCCGCCGTGGTGGTGCGGAAGACCTCGGTCCCGGGCAGCGCGAGCGACTCATCAAGAATGCCGAACTGCTCGGCCAGCCAATGCGTTGGAGGCCCCGGGTTCGTCACCCAGTTGAGTTGCTTCTTCAAGCCCGGCACGTCGAGCGATACGCGCGTGTGGAGCATGTCATAGTCGGCTTTCTCGAACTCCAACGCCTCATCGCCGGTGAATCCGGTAAGCGAACGCGAACCGATCTTGAGCGGGTCATCGAGCCCGAAGTACACGATCTCACCGCAGCCGTGGATTTTGATTTCGGCGCGCTGCTGGTTGTGCTCGTAGCTGCCGCGAGGCAACACGGGAGGCAGGACACCATCGCCTTCGAGCAGCGTCTTGAGGGTCGTCGGCCTGATCGTGTTCGCGTGCTTGCGGCCGATCCCCTCGCGTGCGCCTGGCACGCTCGCGCGCGTGACGACCTTGAGACATGCTGCGACGGTCTTGCCTCCACGCACCGCGCCGGAGTAGAGGCACTCATCCGCGGTCGAGCGAAGGAACGGCCCCTGCGGCCCGAAAACGCGCCATGTGTAGTGTTGCGTCACCGCGTTGGCGCGACGGGGAGCAGCTCGACCGGGAGTTTGACACCGAGCATTTCGGCGACGTGGTTAGCGATGGCCAGCGCTAAAACGGGCGGGACCGCGTTCCCGATCTGGATGCCGACATTGATCTTGCTCCCGCAGAACTTGAAGTCCTCGGGAAACGATTGCAGCAACGCGGCCTCAAGGTGCGAGATCGCCCTGTGTGCAACTGGGTGGACAGTACGCCCAGTCGACGTATTATAGAACTGCGTGCAGATCGTGGGTGACGGGCGATCCCACCAAAGCCTGGCGAGCGACTCCGTCCAGCTAGTTGTTCGCTTCCAACAGTCTGGCGTCAGGTGGGGGGGCAAGCTCAAGCGGTTTCCACCCTCCGGGATGCACCTGTAGCGCTCGACCTCCAGGGGCGTCGGCTTGCTCCCCAGGTACCAGTTGAGGGGGCCCGGATCGTACGGCAGGTGCCCAATGGCATCACGCACCGTGCGCCAACGGGGAAGGTGCTGATTGAAAAGGTTCCGCTTCAATGGATCAACGTGCGTTGGCGCCGGGAAGGAGGGTTCGCCAATACGCGAGCCGATGACGATGGCACGCTTGCGAGTTTGAGGCACACCGTAGTCCGCCGTGTTCAAGATGCGGGACTCAATCTTGTAACCCAACTGCTCTGAGAGCCGCCCCATTTCGACGAACTCTGCGGACTTGAGCAGCGGCGGCACGTTTTCCAGCACGAAGATCTTCGGCTGGACCTGTTCAACGCATCTGAAGTATTGCCGCCAGAGTTGGTTGCGGGGATCGTCCGGCCTCCGCTCTCCGAGATTGCTGAATCCCTGGCAAGGCGGGCCGCCCGCAACCACGTCGGCCTTGGGGAACGACTCGATTTCCTGAATCGCGCAGTTGAGCACGTGGTCGGTGACGTTGGCACGCAGGCTGGCGCACGCGTCCTTGTCCCACTCGTTGGCCAGAACTGTGCGATAGCCAGCGCCTTTGAACCCCACTGCCATGCCGCCGCATCCGGCAAACAACTCGAGGACGCTGAACGGCTCGACGACGGGGGGCGGATCGATGAGCCAGCGTGCGGGCCCAGGAGCGACGACGAACGTCGCGTGCCAACGGCCAACCGAGTCGACCTGAGACGCGATCGTCGAGTGTTCCGCCGGACCATCCAGCAGATCGATGCCCGCGGAAGTGAAGGCGAAGGACTGTTTCATCTCACCAGCCGCCAGACCATCCCATCGCGCGCGACGATACCGCGGCGCTCAAGCGCGTGCATCACCATGGAGTAGCCCCAGCCGCATTCCGCATGCGCTTGCTGCTTTGTGACCGTGCCGCCGGCCGCGCGCATCATTGCAATCATGCGGCTCTGCGGGTCGGTGCCGTCGGCTCGGATCTGGGCACGCGGCATCAGTCTACGGGGCAGCGCTCCCAACCTGCTTTATGGATCGGGGCGTCTCTCACGGGAGAGAGGTTGACGCATCGGACGCCGCGCGACTCGGCCCAGATGCGGATCGCGCGGTAGACCTGGATCGCGCGAAGGGTGTCGCTCCCACCGGTCGGACGGCGCGGGCCAACGTCGTCGCCTGTCGCGTAGCAGTGCGTCGGCGCTCCGATCGCACGCAGCTCGGGCGCGGTGTGATCCACCCCGAGGAGCGCGACCTCGGCAGCTCCCAGCAGCACCGCCATTTGCACCGCCATCGCGGGGCACGAGCCCGTGCGCATGATCGGGTCGGTCTTGGATCTCGGTAGCTCGATGTCGTGCTCGCCGGCAATTTCGAACTCTGCGACGTAGACCCCGCGAGTCTGGATCGGGTGAGGCGCAGCCGGATCGCCGAAAACGTTGGAATGCGCGAAGACTGCGACGGGCTTTTGCTTCACGATCGCCGCGCTGTCGGTCGCGCTCTCGAGGATGCCGATGTCCGCGACGACGACGACGTCGATGGTGCCTTCGGGCGCGATGCGGCAGATGCGGTTGGCTCCGATGACCACGTGATAGGAATGCCGCAGCACCTCGAGGCGCTCAGCGGTCGCGCTAGGGCTGTTGCCGACGATGACCACGCGGGATCCTGCGAGGGATCCGTAGACGTGGTGCCACGCATCACGCGAGCGCGTGCGCGGCGCTTCGATCACGGGTCAAGCCGTTGCTCGTCGCCGGCGTTGATCTCGTCGAGTTCGAGCCTCACCGCGTCGATCTCCACGGCGTCGATCTCGAGGGGCTCCTCGCGCGCCGCCCCATCGACGATCCGCACCACGAACTGCGGGCCGGTATCGCCCGTCTGGTGGACGCGCTGCTCGATCGGACCCTCGACGCGATCGAGGAGGATCTTGAGCACCGAGGGGTCGGCCTTCGCCTTCTCGATGATCGCCCGCGCCAGGATCTTGGCCTCGGCGTTCCGTTCGCTGAGGAGGATGCGCTCGACTTCGCGGGTGACCGTCCGCTTGCGGGACATCCCCCCCGGGTTACCGCTCACGCCGGGTTTGAACTGAGTTTCACGCTGCGTGCGTTTGACCCGTGTAACCTGCTGTGAGGTTCTCAGGCCCTGCTCAGGGCCTTCCGGGGTCTTTTCAGGCTCCATCTGGCAGGAATATGACACCCCGGAGCCCCTCGCGTCAACCATGGCGTTTGGAAGTTGGCCGGAACTTGGGACCCCGTAGCGCGCCGAGTCCACGACCCGCAATCGCCCGCGCGACGCACGGCACGTTCCCAAGGTTCCGTGCTTTTTTCGGTTCCCGCTGGTGTGTAAAAACGCCCATCTTGCGGTTTGTCGCCAGCTTGGCGACATGACGTTGCTGGGAAGTTGACACCCATTTGGCACCCCGTTGCCCGTTTTCTGTCGCCAGTTGTCGCCAGTTGTCGCCAGGTGCTGGCGACACCGTAAGTCCTTACGCCGCAAGGACTTACGTCTGTAAATGGCTGTTTGTCGCCAGTTTCCTCGTTCCTGACATATGCGAATGGTGTCCCCCCTCCCTCCCCCCTAGGGGAATACAAAAGAGTAATATATATACATTTTTTGACTCTCTGGAAAAGTGTGACATTGGCGACAAACGCACGTAACCCCTTGCAGGACAACGACTTAGGGTGTCGCCAGGGGTGGCGACAAAGTGTGACAACTGGCGACAGAACATCCACTGACCGTACTACCAGCGTATTGGATCGGCCGTCGATGTGCCCTCTAGGCCCCTAGGATGGGGTGCGCGCCTGGCGACAGCTGGCGACACGTGGCGACACGGCCTGGCGACAAGTGGCGACACGTGGCGACACGCCCCTCGGCAGCGCGCGCCGGGTTGCGCCGGGTTGCGCCAGCCGGAGACCGCTTGAGACCGTCCTGGAGGCACATGGCGAGCCACCCCGGCAACCCGAGGCGCTTCTTCAAAGCCCCGGCGGCCGTCCCAAAGTCGCCACTTTGCGCGTAGTGTGCGATTTCGCCTGGGTATCAGCCGATGACGCGGACAGAATGCGCGCCATGAACCCGACCCGCGGCAAGCTCCTGACCTCCATCGACCTCGCCCGGCGCTACGGCGTCTCCCGCTCGACGATCCGCGGCTGGGTGACCTCCGGCGTGATCCCGCCTTCGCGTGCGCGCGTAGGACTTTTGGGCACGATGCGATGGGAAGAGTCCGAGATCGCGGCCGTCGACGCCCGGATGCTGGGCCGATCGCAGGCTGACTGGGATCCGGCGTTCCTTCCCCCGGAGTCGTCGCGTGCAGGCTGAGCCACACGCTGCGCCGTTGGGCGCCAGAACGACCCTTCGCGACTACCAGGCTCTGGCGGTCACACAGGCGCTGCAAGCGCTCTCGCGCGATCCTAGAGCCCGTCCGCTGGTTGTCGCCCCAACCGGCGCCGGAAAGACGGTCATTGCGGGCGAGATCGCGCGGGCGTTCCTGGATGGGGGGGTGCTATCTTCCCGTCATCTTCCTATCAGCGAAGGCGGCGCGGCTGGCCGGGTGCTTTTCATCGCGCATACCAGGGAGATCATTTATCAGACCCTCCGGCGGTTCCGTGCGACCGGCATCGACGCGGGGGTCTACATGGGGGCGGACCGCTCGGACCGCTCTGCCGCAGCGCAGGTCGCGAGCGTGCAGACGCTTAGCGCTCGCGTGGGCCGCGGGGGCAGTTGGCTTCCGGCGGCGGACCTGGTGATTCTCGACGAGGCCCACCACGCGAGGGCGTCGCAGTACGCGCGTGTGCTGGCTCACTATTGCGGCGAGCCGGGAGGCGTGGACCGGGCCCGGGTAGTCGGGCTGACGGCAACCCCGGTGCGCGGCGACGGGCGCGGCATGGGCGACGTGTTCAGCGCGCTCATCACGACGGTCGACGTGCGCGACCTGATCGACGCGGGGCACTTGGCTGCGTATCGGTACTGGGTCGGGGTGCCGCCGGACCTGGCTGGGTTGAAGATCCGGCACGGCGACTACGAGCACGATTCGCTAGCCGAGCGGATGGTGCGTTCGGCTGCGATCGACTCGGTGGTTGCGCAGTACATCCGGCTCCTGCGAGCAGGGCCCGGAGAAGCGCGGCGCACGACCCTGGCCTTTTGCGTGACGCTCGCACACTCGCAAGCGCTTGTGGCTGCGCTGGTCGCTGCGGGCGTCGACGCTGTCCACGTGGACGGGACGACGCCTGCGCCTGACCGTGCGGCGATCTTCGCGGCGTTGGCCGGCCGATCCGTCGAGCTGGTCTCGAACGTGGCGCTCGTGTCGGAGGGCTACGACTGCCCATCGCTTGATGGCGTGTTGCTTTGTCGGCCAACGAAGAGCCTCGCACTGGCGCGTCAGCAGGTCGGGCGTGTCTTGCGTCCTCCGGGCCCGGTGGTGATCGTCGACTGCGCGGGGATCTGGGCCGAACACGGTCCGCCGGCGCAGCGGATCCGCTGGCGGTTGACGCGTGACGTGCGCGGGTACGAGGTTGAGGGCGTGGAGCTCGAAAAGTCCTGCCCCGGATGCGGGGAGCTGATCCCGATGCGCGCGACCGACCACGCCGTCTGCGGGTGGGTGCAAGAGAAGCTGGCTCAACTGCCGTTCGACGATTTGCCCTCGCAGCGCATGGTTGCGGTCGAGGTCGCAGACGACTACGCGAGGGGCGAGCCCGCGCGCGAGGATTGGATGTTCGCGCTTCTGCGTTTGGCGCATCGGGCCAATCGCAAGATGTGGTCGGTGCTGTACACGTATGAGACGGCCTTCGGGGTCAAACCATCGTTCGCCTCGGTGCGCCGCGTGATGGATCGCTACCGCATTTCGGTCTCGCTCGCGCTGGTGATGCAGGGCAAAGCTTGCCCGCGCCCCGACGAGGAATGCCGCTTTTGCGATTCGGTGGCCGAATACTGGCGCAAGCAGGCCGGGTTCAGGGCCGCTGCGAAGGCGAAGTCGATCGAGAAACTACGCGTGGCGCCGGATGCGCAGGACACCGCTCTATGAATCGTCCGTCCTCTGCCCCGAAGCGCATTGTGGGCCCCAAAGGCTGGGTCGCGGCTCCGATCGCTGCGCTGGTTCCGCGCCTTGTTGCACAGGTGTGCGCGGACGTTGCTGCGGCGGCGCAGGTGGATCCGATGTTCTCGCTGTTGCCCGCGCTTGCGACCGCGAGCGGCGCGGTGGGTCGGTCGCACGTGATCCGGCTCGACGGGGTGTGGGTCGAGTCGCCCGCGATATGGTGCGCGCTGGTTGCGCCGCCCGGCGCCGGCAAGAGCCCGGCCGCGAAGCCGCTCATCAAGCCGCTGCTTGACCTGGAGCGCGACTACCAGGCGACACACAAGACCGCCATGGAGCGCTACGAATCGGAGTTTTCCGCGTGGAAGGGCCTATCCCGCGATGAGAAAGAGCGCATGGCTCAGCCTGTCCGTCCGGTGTGCCGCCGGATCATGGTCGGCAACACGACGATCGAAGGGCTCACGAAGGTCCTGCTCGCCAACCAGCGCGGCGTCTTCTGCTATCGAGACGAACTTGGCGAGCTGATCGGCGGCCTGGACCGCTACTCGAAGGGCGGCGGCGGCGCTGACGAGGCTGCATTTTGCTCGCTTTGGTCGGGCGCTGCGCTGTTGAAAGACCGCGCCTCACAGGACGATGCGACCTTCATCCCCGATCCGTTCTTGAGCTTGGCCGGCAACTTGACGCCGAAAGGCTTGCTGCGCCTCGGCAAGGATCACGCGGATTCGGGCCTGTTTGCGCGGTTCTTGGTTGCTTGGCCTGATCGCGTGCCGCAGTGGTACCCCGACGATTATGAGCCGGATGAACCCGCGAGCCTGGTGGAGTGGAGATCGGCGATCACGCAGATGGGTCGCTGCAACCCCGAGGTGCCGTACGAGCTGACGCTCGATCGTGAGGCCAGGAAGGTTTTCAATCGATTTCGCAACGAGATCGTGTCCTTTTGCGCGCCTCGTCACGACGGCGATCCGCTGCTCGCGGTTGCTGCGAAGGCGACCGCGCAAGCGGCGCGCATCGCGTTGACGTTTCATTGCTTGGGTGAGGCTTCGGGCGACATGATGCGCGCGAGGTCGACCGTGATTAGCGCCGCGAGCATGGCGCGCGCGGTGCTCGTGGCGCGATGGTTCGTGGGGGAAGGCGCGCGGCTCAGCTCGTGGATCCATGCCGACGACGCTGCCTCCGATCCGATGTCTGCGGTGATCGAGTGGGCGCGGACTCGCCCGGCGGACTCGGACGGCATCGTCCGGATCGTTGCTCGCGACATGATGCGTGCGGGCCCGCGTCCTCGGCCGCGAACATCCGGCGAAGCTACGGTGCACCTCCAGGCTGTGGTTGACGCCGGGTTCGGTCGCTGGGAGCGGGGCGGCGCCAAAGGCCAGGTGCTCTTGCTCGACTGCGCGGAAGTGGACAGGGACAGCGCTATCACGGCGGACGGCGCGCGCATGGCGCCGCTGCGCTACCCGGCCGGAGCGGTTGACATGGTGGTCGAGCAGACTGCGCAGGACTGGGGCGACGACCAATCTGCGGTTGCAAGTCGGCTCCGCGCCTAGGGTTACGCACGAACCCCGTGCGCGCCCGTGGATTCCAGCGGATTCTAGTGGACCCGCGCACCAATCCGGCCGATGATGTGTGTGTGGCGCCGATCGATGCGCCGACCACTGACCCCGACCGCGAGGACCCGACCATGCAGTACTCCCGCCCCGCAATGGAATACACCCCCGAATATCTCGCCCCCGAGTCGCTCGCCAGCAAGCTGGCCGATGCGCTGCAAGGATCCACCTACCCGCCCGAGGTGATCGCCGAAGTGTGCGACCCGGCCGGTTGGTCGGTCGCCAGACTGCGGGCCATCCTCGAAGATGCCCCCCGCGCGCTGACGCGCGACGCCCTTTCGGCGTTCCTCCGGACATTCGCCTGCACGGAAGCGAACCGCCTTGAGCTCATGGGGGACCAATCATGAGCTTCAAAGACAGAGAATACGCCGCGGACCTGCTCGCCGATGCGCTGCACGGCTCCCCCTACTCCGAGGCCGTGGTCGACGAAGTGTGCGATCCCAACGGGGGATCGGTCGCGATGCTCCGGGACCTTCTGAGAGAATATCGGAAGCTGACTGGTGCTGCGCTCGCTTCTTTCGTCGCCTGCTTCGTTCGCGAAGAAGCCAAACTGGTCGAAGCGCTGCTTGCGGAGCGGGAGGCACAATCATGAAAGCCCCCCGCGCCTGCAAGTTCCACGACGATCTGTCCGTCACATACTGGCGCGTATCCACATCAGCCTGGGAGCGCATCGGCGTGCATGCGATCGCCAAGAGCGATGGCGCGATGGCAAGCCTTCGGCGCTCCGATCAGGACCAGATCGACCTCCTGGTAGGCGCGAACCCGAACGAGTGCATCTTCCAGGGCGGGGGCGGCGTCATTTATTGGCACGTCGACACGCGCACCTGGGAGATTTCCGACGTGCTTACCCTCTCGCTCGACGCTCATATCCTGGCGTCCCTGCCCGAGCCCGATCGGGCCCGGATCACGAAGGATGCAGCCGCGCAAGCCGCGAGGACCCAATCATGAAAGCCCCCAAAGCCCCCCGCGCCTGCAAGTTCCACCGCAATGGCGACGTCACGATCTGGTCCGTGTTCACCCAGGACCGGCAGCGCATCAAATCGCACCATCTTTTCGCAGCCGCCTATGTCATGTCGAGCCTGCCCGAGCCCGATCGGGCCCGGATCGAGAAGGCAGCAGCGGCAGCAGTCGCAGCATTAGTAGCAGCGCAAGCCGAGGCGGCCCGATGAGCACCAACAACGCGGCCAACGAAGAGGGCGAGCGCGAGGTGATAGGTAGAGCCAACTACCTTGACAACTGACCGCCATGAACAACCTCCACGAACTAGCCGACGCGTGCCTCAGCTACGGCACGCCGGCCAGCCAAGACGCGGCAGAACGAGCGTTCCGTGAGGCGATGGACGCCTCCGGCCAGATCGTCCTCGTCGAATGGATCGCTCAGTATCGCATGCCGGGCGGGCTCTTTGTGCGCTCGCTCGCCATGGCCGCGCTCGCGTGGTCGACGGTCCAGTGCCCCGCTACCCCTATCCACCGGCTCACACCATGAGCACTGACCCCGCTTCATTTGGTGCCCGGCTCGACGCGTGGATCTGCGGGGATGGACTCGATGACGGAGAGTGCATCGAGCGCTGGTGGTGCCCCAACTGCGGGTGGGAAGATGATCCCGACGAAGGGGATGACCCCGAAGAACCCGAAGAATGCCCAGACTGCGGCGAGCTGACGGAAGTCCGCGAGCCGGACGACGACGACTTCGACAACTGACCACAAACCACAAACCCCTGACCACTAGGACCCTTCCATGAAAGCAATCACACAACAGAAGGCACGCGCCATCCGCGCATCAACGCCCCCGGCAGAGATCCGGATGATGCGGGACCGCGTTGGCGAAATCTCCCGCCAAGGGGATTGCGTCATCACCCGCGTCGAGGGCCCCATCACCAAGCAAGCGGAATCGCTCGCACTGCTCGCTGACGGCGCCCACGGTGCGCACGTCGCGCTCGGCCCGCTGGCGTGGAGCGCCGACGGCATCTTGCGCGTCGGAGAAGGCGGCATCGTGGTGATCGTCCACACGGACCAACCCGACGCAAGGCACACAGCCATCGGTTTGCACCCCGGGAACCACGTCATTACCGGCATGCGCGAACGCACTTCCGCGGGATTCGTCGTCCGCGTCCAAGACTGACTTATCTCCCCTTTCACCTTCCACACCTTCACCCACATTTTCAAATGACGACACAACACAATCTGGCGGCCCTCCTGGGCCCGTTCTTGGCCTCGGTGCTCCAAGGCACCTACTACGGGCCCTGCATCTCCAACGCTGCCGGCCGTTGGACGAGGATTGGCCCGACATGGAGAACCCAGCATGGCTGGGTGACCGTCGGTCCGGTCGTGCCCGACTGGGGCACGCGCAACGGACTCGGCGAGCTGGCTGTCTCCTCCGAGCCGAACCCTCGTTATCACGAGGTTGCTGCCGCTCTCGTTGATTCGGTTTTCCAGGTGCTGCCATGCATCGCTGGAAGCAAGGCGCTTGACGCGCCCCGCGTTCGGGAGCTGACCGCTGAGGCCGATCAGCTGATGGCGGGGGCCCCGTGATAGGCCCGACTTCGGCCGAGCTGACGGCGGCGTTCCACTCCGGCGCGGAGGTCCGCGTCGGCAGGGTGACCGTGGTGGAGTGCGCGGGCGGCCGCACGCTTGTTGCCGACCTCGCCCACCCCGGCCAGTGGGTGGCGCATTCTTTCCCGCTGCCGAAGTGCTCGATGGTCGAGACCTCGACCAGCCTCTCGGCCATGGTGGACGGGATGCTGGTCGAAGACGCGGACGCCGCAACCTTTGCGTCGGTTTTGCGCATCCTCGCCGGCGTCGATCGTCACGGGCCGGACGGTGACAAAGCGCGCATGGCGGCGGGCGCGGCGACGCTCCGCATTGTCAATTCCATGGTCCGTGCGCGCCTGCTGGACGCCGTAGACGGCTGGGCCGCAGTGTGCGGCGATGTCGTGGACGGCACCGAAGACGGGCCCGACGGGACATTGTTCGAGGTCCGCGGTGGGGTCGTCGAGGTCACCGCCCGAGTCCTCTGCGTCACGTGCCCCTCGACGGGTCGGCGATACGCGCACCTTGTGCCGTTCGACCAGACGACGGCTGCGTCGGCGCGACGCTGGCTAATGTCCTTGGATCCTGACGCCATCATTGACGTGGAGACCTGACCTCATGAAGTGCAAAGACTCAGGGTGCGGAGTGGGCGGAGGTGGTGGCTACGCCGACGGCAGCGGCTACGGCTACGGCGGCGACGGCTACAGCTTTGGAGACGTAGCCGGCGGCGGCCATGCCAGCGGCGACGGCAGCGGCCACGGCTGCGGCAAGGACGGCGGTGGCGACGGCTGCGGCTACGGCTGCGGCGGCAACAGCAACGGCAGCGGCGGCGGCTATGGCTGCGACATCGGCCTCACCAAGGTGGTGCAACCATGAAGTGCCGCGATCATGGAGACGGGCGAGACGACGGCGGCGCGGACGGCGGCGGCGAAGGCTACGACGGCGGCGGCGAAGGCTACGGCGGCGGCTGGGGCTACGGCAGCGACGACGGCGGAGGCGGCGCATCCAGCGGCAACGGCGGCGGCAACGGCTATTCCAAGGGCTTTGAAGGCAGCGGCAGCGGTGACGGCTACGGCGGCGGTGGAGGCGGATGTCATGGCGGAAGCGGCAGCGGCAGCGGCTACCTCGGCGACGGTGGCATCGGCCACACCAAGGTCTTCAAACCATGAAGTGCACCGACTCAGGGTGCGGAGTGGGCGGCGGAGGAGGCTACGCCGACGGCAGCGGCTACAACGGCGGCGGCAATGGCGCCGGCGGCTACAACGGCGGCGGCTTCGGCTGCGAGGCCGGGGGCAGCAGCAACGGCGGCGGCAGCGGCGACGGTGACGACAGCGGCGGCGGTGGTGGCGGCAGCGGCTTCGCCAAGGTGTTCCAAGGATGTGGCTTCGGCCACGAGAATCAGAGCAAAGGAGAAAGCAAATGAACGACCAAATCAAGCGGGCGATTCTGGGGCTGCTACCTGCCGACGGAAGCGCCATCGGCAACGTGCGGTGCCGGGGGCTAGTCTCCCAAGGGCTCAGCGTCGAAGTGCCCAAAGACGATTACGACCGCGCGCGCGACATGCTCGTCGTGGAAGGCGAGATCAAGCGCGGTGCCGGGCGAGGCGGCTCGATCAAGCGTCCAACGCTGACCCCCACGCGCCCGGTGCAGCCTCCGCGCCCGGTGCCCACATACGAGAGGCGGCTGAGCCAATACCTGCGCGACTTCGACGAACTCGACATCCCGGAGGGTCCGTCCTTTGCCACGATCTACGCTGCGCGCGATCTGTACTTTTTTGTGGTCCTGGACGAGCTGACCGCTGCGCGCAAAGCATCTATGGCGGACCGTGCCAAGCGCGCGGCAGAGGAGGGACAATCAAAATGAGCAAACTGGACGACTACCGCAAGGCTTCGGAGTGCGCACGCAAACTGGTGCAGATCCTGAGCGTTGCTCCATCCTGCGCGACCGCGCTGGTCGTGACCTACGACCGTGCAAATCACCACGATCTCCATCTGCACGACCCGCGCGACCCGGAGGGCAAAGGCTACCGGATCGAGAGGAGCTGGCATGACCTCCAGCAGCTATTGGAGCCGTTGGGGATCAAGCTGAGCCTGAGGGGCAACCTGACCATTTGGCGCGAGACGTTCCTCCGCGAGATCCGCAGCGCAACCTACAGCTTGCGCGTAGAAGCGAGGGACGAAGCTGCGGCGTTTCTCGGTGAGTTCCCCTGCCCGCTCCACGAGGAGCTGAGCAAAGTGATCGACAGCCTTGAGATGCCGCAATGAATCACACCGTCGACCTCATCCTCTGGGCAGGCGCGGCGGCATGGGTCGCTGGCCTGGTCTGCATCGGCGTCTATGGCTTCGCTCATCCGGCCGCGATGCTCGCGATCGGCGGCTGCGCAACCATCGGGTTCGGCATGGCGCTGGAAATGGTCCGCGGCCATCAGAAGGGCAAAGGAGAAATCAAATGAAGAAGACCAAGAAATCCGCGCACTTCTGCAAGCGGATGACCGTGGAGCTGGACCTGGAAACATCGGAATATCTGGAGACCATCGCGCACTCTTTGGACAGGACCAAGGCTTGGGTCGTGCGGCGTCTGATCCGCGAAGCCGCTCAGAGCGCAAAGACCCGAGACGGCGGAGGCATCCGCAAATGAGAGCCTTCGAGGCCTACGCCACGCGCGACGAATGGTTTGCGGCGCGGCGGTGCAGCATCGGCGCGTCCGATGTCGCAGCCATCCTCGGGCATTCCTCCTACGGTAGCCCGCTGTCGGTGTACCACCGGCTGCGCGTGGAGCTTGGAAAGGCTCGCGCGTCGTCGATCCCCCCACCGGAGGACGACGAGGGGACCAGCGGGATCGACGATGCGCAGACCGAAGCGCAGGAGGCCGGGCTCGCCTACGAGGAAGCGAACGCGCACCGATACGTGCGCCGGACTGGCAGGGAGATCCAGGTCTTGGGAGGCTCTTCGATCATCTTCCGGCATCCCCGCGTCCGCGGACTGCACGCGTCTCCTGATGCGATCCAGGTCGACGCTCATCGCGGGCCGTCGACGCTTGAGCTCAAGCACTGGGCGTATGGGATGGGGCGGTGGGAGTACGAGCCGCCGATCGCGGTCACGATCCAGGGTCTCTGGCAAGCTGAGTGCGCAGGCGTGGACTGGTACACGTGCGCGGCGGTGATCGGCGGCGTGCGGTTGATTTGGCACGACATCGATAAGGACGAGGCGATTGCGAGCGCGATCCTCGAGCGGCTGGTAGACTTCTGGACCGCGGTGCGCGATGGGCGCGAGCCTTCCGCGACGGGCGACGACGTGCCGCATTTGCGCGAATGGCACCGCGACACGGTGGCGAACACGTCCGTCGATGTCGAGCCGATCCTGCTGGAGGATCTTGAAGCTGCGATCCGAGCCAAAAAGGCCGCGGACTCGGATCTCGACGAGATCAAAGCGTCGATCATGCAGCGCATGGGCTGCGCCGAATCCGCGCTTATCGGAGGCGTTCGGGTCGCGAGCTGGAAGACGCAAACGCTCCCAGTGTTCGAGCGCACAAAGGTCGGTGAGGAGACCTGCCGGGTGTTCCGGTGGGATGACAAGGTCGGCAAGCAGAGGAAGATCACATGGTGAACAACAACACGGGGCTCAGCCCCAACGCGGCGCTG